GTCAAGCAGTATCACATCGTCAAGTCGTTCAAGGGGCTGAACACCAAGGCCAACCGGACGGCGATCGACCAGAACGAGTTCTCCTGGCTCGAGAACGCGATGCCGATCGGCGACAGCAATCTACGCATCGTGCCGACCGTCTCGGCCTCGCTCGCCAGCGACAGAGACCCCGACACCCGGGTCTGGGACGCGACGATCACTTTGCTGACCAGCGACAATATCGAGTTGAACGACTACATCTTCGGCTTCCAGAACAGCGGCGAGTTGCAAGCCTTCAACCTGACGCTTCAGGCGCTGATCACCGTCGCCCCTGCTGGCACGTTCAACCCGGCGGGGGCCGAGGTCACGCAATGGAAGAACGAGCGCGTCATCATCGGCGATCCGACCAAGGGCCTCTTCTCCTGGGACGGCAACAACCTCGTCGCGATCGGCTCGGTCGGCTTTATCGGCATCACCGCGCCCGGCAGCGGCTACACCAGCGCCCCGGCCGTGGTCATCGGCGCGCCCAACGACCCGCACGGCACCCAAGCGGTCGGCGAGGCGACCATCACCGGCAACTCGGTCGCGGGCGTGTTCCTGACGCAACCGGGAACCGGCTACACCACCCCGCCCGCCATCAGCTTCACGGGCGGCGGCGGCTCGGGCGCAACCGCCATCGCCAGCCTCATCACCTTCCAGACAGGCACCTTGCAGTTGGTCGTCGCGGCCGGCGGCAACGGCTACACCTCGACCCCGACGATCTCGATCTCAGGCGGCGGCGGCGGCGGCGCGGCGGCCACGCCGATCGTGTTCGGTAACTCGATCACCTCGGTGGTAATGACCAACCCCGGCAGCGGCTACACCGACGCCTCGACCGTGGTGGCGACGGTGTCGGGCGGCGGCGGATCGGGCGCAGTGCTGACCGCCGTGGTGACCAGCGACCCGATCAGCGACGTCGCGACCTTCTCGGGCCGCGTCTGGGTCGCGCAAGGCCGCACCATCACCTTCAGCGCGGCGGGCTCCTACAACGACTTCATCTCGGTCTCGGCGGGCAACTTCATCGCCACCGACACGACCCTGCACGGCAACATCAACGCGCTCCTGGCGGCCAACAACTTCCTCTACTGGTGGGGGGCCGACTCGATCAACGTCTTCAGCGATGTCCAGGTCGACAGCAACACGGGCGCGACCGTTTTCACCAACACCAACATCTCGGCCTCGATCGGCACCGAGCTCGTGCACGCCATCTTCCCGTATTTCAGGTCGATATTGTTCATGAACCGCTACGGGGTTTACGCGCTGGTGGGATCGACCACGACCAAGCTGTCGGACGCGCTCGACGGGCTCTTCCCGCTGATCGACTTCACCAAGCAGGTGACCGGCGGGCAGGTGCTGATCTTCAACATCCTCTGCGCCGCGTTCAACTTCTACTACCAGGACCCGGTGCGCGGGACGATCCCGCTGCAGGCCGTGTTCTTCGACAAGAAGTGGTTCCTGACCTACCAGGGCGCGATCGACCTGACGACCAGCGTGCCGTTCAAGGGGCTGATCCATCTCTACGGCACGAGCGGCAACAACCTCGTCACCATGTACGCCGACAACCGGAGCGCGATCCCGTCCAAGATGCAGATGGCCTTGAGCCATATCGGCGATCCGGTCAGGGACAAGCAGGCGCTGAAGTTCGGGCTCGAGGTCACTTCCGCCGTTGGCGTGGCCCTCCTCGCGACCATCGACGCGGAGACCCGGCAGAGCCCGCCTTATGCCTTCGACACGGTGATCAGCTGGATCAACAACTTCAACCAGATCGTCGGCTGGCATAACAATGTCGGCACGACGATCTACTGGGTCGGCGGCTTCGGCTATCAGCTTCTGATGACCGACGCGCAGCAAAACGGCAAGTATATCGGGCTGACGATCACCTCGAACTCGGCGCAGTTCACCCTCAACACCGTCGAGTACGAACTCGAATATGGAGCGCGCTTCTAGATGACGACGCTGCCCTTCACCGTTCCCAACGTCTTTGCGAATTCCACCAGCAACATCGCCTTGTCGTTGCTGGATGCGGACTTCATTTCGGTCACGGATGCGATCAACGGCATCGGCAACGGCAGCACGGCGCTGACCAGCGTCAATATCACGGGAGGCAGTGTCTCCAACGTCTCTTTCAGCGGCGGCGGCGGTACCGGCGACATCGGGCGCAATCTGATTCACAACTCCATGTTCAACATCCAGCAGCGCGGCGCGAGCGGGTTCACCGGCTCAGGTATCTACACCGCCGATCGCTGGCAATCGCTCTGGTCAGGTGGCTCGCAAACGATCAGCATAGCACCCTCGACAGACACAATACGGGCGCAGATTGGAGATGAAAGCGCCAATTGGCAGTTTGTGAACGCATTTACGGGGGGCGCGGGTACCAGTGATTTTTCGCTAATTACGCAGCCGATCGAAGGAGTTCGGCGGCTCGCCGGTAAGACGGCGACGGTATCGTTTTATGCTGCTACTGGTTCAGGCAATATAAATATTGGCGTCGGGTTCGCGCAAGTGTTTGGCACTGGCGGCAGCCCTTCGGCCAATACCCCGGTGGCGGGACAAAAAGTTGTGGCCTCGCCGACCTGGCAGCGCTTCAGTTTGACGTTTGCGCTGCCTTCGATAGCAGGCAAGACCCTTGGCACGAACGGCAACGACTACACGGGATTGCAGTTCTGGTTTTCAAGCGGCACAGCCAATGCAAATAACGCCGGTTCGATCGGCGTGCAAAGCGGGGGCATCGGCATGTGGGGCGTGCAGCTTGAGGTCGGCAGCGTCGCGACGCCGCTGGAGAAGCCCGACCCGCGCTACGATCTCGCCAACTGCCAGCGCTTCTATGCCGTGATAAACGCAACTGTAATAGGCTATATGACCGCAGGCGGGACGTTCGGGCAGTGGCTCGCTTTCCCTGTTGTCATGCGTGGCACGCCGACAGTCGTTGCTGTGGTACCTGGAGGCTATCAGAACGCCAGTGCCGGAGCCGTCAGCCAAACATCGCCATACGGCACCCTCGCGACAGCAACAGCAACCGCAGCGGCGTTTGCTATGTGGGCTGGGTTCTACCTCGGCGCTTCAGCGGACCTTTGATATGGCACAGCCCTACCAGCTCATCGCTCCGCTCCCCAGTCTGGAGCCAAGCGTCGTTCTTCGCATCAGTGATGGCGCGTTCATCCCCTTCGACCCCGGCAACCGCGATTACCAGATTTTCAAGCAATGGTGTGATGAGGGCAACACGCCCGACCCCGCGCCAACGCCACCCATGACGAAAGGAAATCCGCCATGAGCAGCAATGCTTTCACCCCGACCGGCAACACGGTGACCTTCACCGCCAACGTCGCGGCACCGACCGCGGTGCAGGTCATCGGCTCCGGCGGCGGGCAGTATCGCCTCGTCAACGCGGGCGCGTCGGACGTCTATATCGGCAGCGGCTTGACCGCGGCGGCGGCCAATTCGAGCGCGGTCATCATCGCCACCAGCAACGCCGCGACCTTCCTGATGCTGGGACGCACGGTCGAGGTGTTGAGCCTCGCGCCGAACCTGTTCTTCACCGGGATCACGGCGGCAGGCGGTTCCTCGGTGCTGATCACGCCAGGCGATGGAAGCTGACCCATGGCATTGAGAGCAGTAAGTGGTAGTGCCGCAAGCGGAGCCCAGAATGCTTCTTATATCGCCGGCAACTGGACGCCCACGATTATCACGGACGCCACCGTCGGAACGCCTGCATATAATCTCCAATTTGGCAGCTACGAGATAATCGGGCGCGATGTCACCGCGCGATTTACACTCAGTCTAACCGGATGGACGGGCACGCCCACGGGCAACGTCATTATTACGGGATTGCCGGTGCCCTGTGCCAATATCACCAGCGTCTACGGCTGCTGTCTTATGGCGAACTACACCGTTACGGCGCTTACGGGGGGGACTGGTATAACCGGGCTCGTCTACCCGACCGAGTCCAGAATTATTCTTTATCTCAACACGGCAACCGCCTCCTCACCCCTGCCTGTTGCTCAGACCGGACTAACGCCCTCGTTCGCCGGCATGTGTTTTTACCGCGCGAGCTAGAGCCATGGACATGAGCGCGCTGTCATCGGCCGAGTTCGGCAACGTCGAGTCGCTCAATGCGATGCTGTTCGAGAACGGCATGCAGCATCAGCTCTTCCGCGACACCGTCTTCCGCTTGGGCCAGGGCGTGCCGGCTTATCCGCTGATGGAAGCCGATGTCGACAACCTCGACGACTGGCTGATCGCGCATCAGGACGAGCATCAGGCGTATGCGTCGCTGCTGGGCCTCAACAACCCGTTCAACCTCCTCGATGTCGACTGGAACGACCAGGACCAGTTCTACGACTGGATCTCGTCGCATTTGTTCATCCACGAGACGATTGCGAGCGCCTTGGGCGTCGTCGGATGAGCCCTCCAAACCCGCCCCAGCAAGGCCCGCAGCAGCAGGATCTGTCGCAGAACCCGCAAGCGGTTCAGCAATTCAACGAGACCGCGGAGATCCTCTGGGGCAGCGCGCAGAAAGAGGGCTTGCCGCCGGGCATGACGCGCGATCGCTACCTCGGCGCGGTCGCGCAGAAGCTCAAGCAGGGAACGCGGCTGGCACAAATTGGCAAGACCGTGTTTTTATTGACGCCAATAGAGCCGCTCGTGCTGGAGTTGCACACCTCGACATTGGAGGACGGCAAGGCGCTGGTGCAGCGCTATGTGGTTGCGGCGAAGACGGCCAAGCAACACGGCATCAAGAAGATTATCAGCTACGCGGATAGTCCTGCGTTCGTGAAACTTGCGAAGGCGACCGGATTGCCGGTGAAGATCACGCAAGAGCCGCACATGGACGAGATCACCGGCCAGATGAAGCCGATGTACAAGTTCGAGTTGGATCTCTGACATGCCCGTGATCGCGATCATCATTCCGATCGCGGTCGACCTCGCGGTCACGACGGTGGCGGCGGACCTGATCGCCACGATCGCGGTCAGCACCTTGGTGATCGACGTTACGGCGGGCGTCATCGGCGGCATTGCCGGCGGCATCGTCTCAGCGGAACTGACCGGCGGCGATGTCGGCAAGGCGGCGCTGTTCGGCGCGCTCGGCGGCGGCTTAAGCGGCGGCCTTGGATCGCTCGGGGCGTCCGGCGCGTCGGGATCGCTGTTCGATCCCATTTCCGGCCAAGCCTATACGGCGACGACGCCCAGCTTCACGCAAGGCATCGTCGACACGGTTCACAACGCGACCAACCTGCCAAACAGCGTCATCAACACGGTGCTGAAGGCGGCGGAAGGAGCCGGCATCGGCGCGGGCAAAGCGCTGATCTCCGGTACCGATCCCGGCCAAGGCGCGCTGGCCGGCGGGATCTCGGGCCTGGGTTCGGGCGCGGGTCAATCACTGTCGGACATCGCCAGCCAGACGAACCTGCCGGCGAACGTCGTGCAGGCCGTGCTCGACACGGCGGGCAAGGCGGGGTTCGGAGCGGCCGCGGCAGCAGCGACGGGGCAGGATGTCGGGCTCTCGGCCCTGCAGGGCGCGGCGCAAGGCTTTGTCCCGCCCGCGCTGCGAGAGGCCTATGACGGAGCAAAGGCGGCCTATAGCGCGGCGGTGGACGCTTACAATTCGGTGGTGGCGGCGTTCTCGGGCGCTGATGCCAGCGCCCAGAGCGCGGCGCAGCAAGCGGCGCAGGATGCCTACGCGCAGATCGTCACCCCGGCGCAGGACCAGCTCAACACGCTCGAGCAGCAAGGACAGCAGTACCTCGACAGCTACAAGGCGGGGTTGATAAGCCAGATCCAGGACGCGCAGGCGAAATACGACCAGGCGCTCGCGGCGGTGAACCAGGAGCCGTGGGCGATCCGCATCGTCAATGGCGAAGCGCCGCCGCCTACGGGGCCGCGCGGCAGCAGCAATCTCAATGCCTACGAGGCCGCCAAGCCGATCGCCGATGCGTATCAGCAGGCCTACCAAAATGTGCAGACCGTGCTGCAGCAGTCGACGTCGGAGTGGGACTCGATCCAGCAGATGGTGCAGAGCCAGTTTGACAGCAACAGCCAGCCGCTGATCCAGGCGATCCAGAACGCGGGCAGCGATCCGGCGGTGCAGCAGGCCTACAACTCGACCTATCAGCAGCAGATCGCCCCGGTACAGCAGCAAGCCGCCCAAGCGGCGCAGAATGTCACCGCGACAGAGAGCGATCTGCAATCGACCACCCAGCAACTGCGTCAGTTCGGCGTCGGCGTCGATCCCGAGCTCATCGCCACGGCGCAAGACGCGGCCGATCAATACGGCATTCCGCGCAATCTCTTCCTCGCACAGATCGGGCAAGAGAGCAGCTGGGACCCCAATGCGGGGGCCGGCACCGCCCATGTCGGCATCGGGCAATTCGACGCCGCCACCGCGCAGCAGTTCAACATCGATCCCAATGACCCGGTCGCCTCGCTCTACGCCGCCGCCGCGCTCGACGCGCAGCGCTATGCGAAGACGGGCTCCTATGTCGGGATGCTGCAATCCTACGGCACGCTGCCAGGCGACCTGAACAGTCTGAACGACAATCAGAAGGCGCTGCTCTCGAGCGCGCAGACCATCGATCAAGCGACCGCGATCCAGCCGATGACCGGCACCGGAGGGCTCGATCTCAGCGCGCTCAATCCGGTGGGCAGCGCGCAGGCGGCGCAGATCGCGCCCACGACCTGGCAAGATTTCCAGAATCAGGGCGGCAATCTCGCCGGGGCGACGATTACTTACGATCTACAGGACGGGACCGGGCCAAAAACCGGCGTTATTGCAAGTCTGCAAGGAAATGTAGGCGTTAGGCTCACAGACGGCGCTTTTGTCGGCACACAACTGATCCAGACCGTCTCGGGCAACACTGGCGGCACAGACACGGCGGGCGCGCAAGCGGGCGCGGGCGGGGCAGGCGGCGCGCCCCCGGCACCGGCCGACCAGGCGCAGCAGGGCTTCAGCAGCGGCCCCGACCTCTATGGCGGCTACAACGCCCAACTCTACAAGCTCACCGGCCTGACCCCGCCTTCGGGGCAGGGCACGAGCGCCTCCGCGTCGAGCCAGCAGCCGGGCACGACGGCCGCGAGCACGTCCGGCGTTCAGGACGCCATCCCGTTCAACGAGCAAGGGATCTCGACCCAGGACCGCGCCATCATGAACCTCGCGGGATTATCCTCCGCGCCATCCACAGGCGCGGCGAGCGGCGGCAGCACCGGCACGAGCGCCGGCTTTGGCGGCACCGGCACCGGGGCAGGCGGCCAGGGCACCGGCACGGGCGCAGGCGGCCAGGAGGGGGGAACCGGCGGCGGCGGCACGGGCGGCACCGGCACCGGCACGGGCGGCGAGGGCACTGGCACGGGCGGCGGCGACGGCGGCGGCAGTCCGGTCAACCTCGACTTCAGCGCAGGCACCGTTCCCTTGGGGCAGCGGCGGCCGGCCGGCACCAGCGGCCAGCAGAGCGGCCCGACCGGCCCGACCACGCCCGATATTCCCGGCCCCGGCTCGCAAGCGCTGGCCCAGGCGCTCGCGGCCCCCTCGATCGGCTATTCGCCGGGGGGAGACATTTTCGGTGTACTGGGAAAGCGTACTCCGGTGTGGAACAAGAGTTCGCTGCGCGCCGAGGACACCAGCGGGGTCAGCGGGTGACGATTTCGCTGCCGAAACCATGTTTCACGTGGGACATTCAGCCATGACAGCCCTGGAAAAGGCCCTCAAACTCAGTCCGACCGCCGCGGCGAAGGCGTTACAGCGCCATGGACGGGGCAAAGACAGTATTTTGGCGCACATAAACCCGCGTGAAGCGGAGCTTTTGAAGGCGCTGGGCGGCTCGGGCAAGCGCAACCCCAAGACCGGGCTGCTCGAGTTTCAGGACGAGTACAGCGACACTTATGCATCCACCTCGGAGCCGTCGCCGATCTTCGGTGGCGGCAGCGGCGACAGCGGCGGTGGCGGTGGCGGCTTCCTGAGCGGCCTGTTTGGTGGCGGCGGCAGCGACACCAGCGGCACCGCGCCTGTCACGCCGGTCACGAGCCAAGACCTTGGCGGCAGCACGGACGCCCCCTTTAGCGGCGGCGCGCCGTCTGGCGGCGGCTTCGATCCGAGCCTCTACCCGGACATCTTCGGCGCACAAGCCGGATCGGCTCAACAACCCACGGCGGCCGCGCCTCCAACGGCGGCGGCGGCACCGGCAGCAGCGACACGGGCAGCGGCGGTCCAGAACGACCCCTTCGGCAGCGCGGCACTGGGAAGAACACCAGTCGCGGGCAGCCCCGGACCCAGCTCGCTGCAATTAGGCAGCCCCGATACAGCGCTCGGCGGCGGCGGCACAGGCGGCACCAGCACCGGCGCTTCCCAAGATAAGAGCTTCGGCGACAAGCTGCTCTCGGGCCTCGGCGACCTCGCCTCGCCGGGCAATCTGACCAAGCTGCTCGCGGCCGGCATCCCGGCGGGGATTGGCCTGCTCTCGGCCAACAAGCAGAAGGGGTTGGCGCAGCAGGCGCAGCAGCAGGGCACGCAGCAGGCGCAGCAGATCAGCGCCATCGGCACGCCCTACACCAACATCGGCTCGCAGCAGATCCAGGCGGCGACGCAGGGCGCGCTGACGCCGATGAGCGCGCAGGCGTACCAGAACGCGCAGGCGGTCGCGGCGCAGGATGCGGCCAAGCGCGGCGGGGTCGGGGCGCAGCAGGGCGCGATGCAGGTCGAGGCGCTGCGCCAGAAGCTGCTCAACAACCAGCTCAATGTCGGGCTCGCGGTGCAGTCGGTCGGCGACCAGTACACCATGCAAGGCATCAAAGCGCAGATGGCCAGCGATACGCAGATCAATCAGGCGAGCACGGCGTATTACCAGCAATTGTTCAACGTGCTGGGCTCGAGCGTGAAGCCGGTCGGCTCGACCATTGCCGGCGCGATCAGCCAGCCCTTCACCGGAGCCGCCAATGCCCCCGCTTGATGATCAAGCCAACACCGTTCTCCCGCTGCCGCCAGGGCCGACCGGCTCGACGGCACCGGCAAGCCCCGGGTTCACGCCGCCCTCCAGCCTCCCGGGCGGCCCCGGAGAGCCGGGGGCCGGTCCACAGGCGACGTCGCTTTCCATGCCGGCGGGCACGGCGGGGATACCCTCGGCCGCTCCGGTGGGCGGGGCCTCGGGCACCCCTGCGCCCAGCGCCGGCCTGCCGAATGCGCTCAAGCCGCCAGCATCGCCGGGCACTACGGCGCTCGGCAGCGCGATCAATGGCCTCAACCCGGCAGCGACGGCCGCCGCCGGCAAGAACGTCGCGCAGAGCGAGGAAGATCTCGGCCAGGCCAAAGCCACGCAGGCGGTGCAGGATGCACAGTCGAAAGGCCAGTTCGCCGAGCAGCAGGCACAGGCGGCGCAAGGGATCTACAACAAGTACGAGCCGCAGATCGAGGCGACGCAGCCGCCGCCCTTCGTGCCGAGCACCGACAACGCGATCGATCTCGCGGGCCTCTTCGGCATGATCTCGGTGATGGGCACGATGCTCGGCAAGGCCAATGGCGGGCATCAGGCGGCGCTCGGCGCGATGAACGCGATGACTGGGATGATGGCGGGCTGGCAGCAGGGCCGCGCCGATCTCTACGAGAAAGAGCGGCAGAACTTCGATGAGAACCTCAAGGTCCTGCAGGAGAAGAACAAGAATCTGCAGGAGGCGATGAAGCGCGCCATGGACATGCTGCCCTACGACAACGCCAAGGCCGAGGCGGCGATGCAGATCGCCGTGGCGCAGCATGGCGGGCCGGTGCTGCTGCAGGAGGCGAAGACCAAGGGGGCGCAGGCCGCCTACAACACCTTGAAGGACGTTAATGCCGTAACGGAAAAGATCGAGGACTACCGCCTGAAGCAGGAAGAGCTGGGATTAAAGGCCGAGGATCTGGAATACAAGCGCACACAGGGCGCACGCGGATCTGCCGTCAGCATGCGCTTCGCCGACAACATATTACGCAGTTCGGGCGAGGCGCTGCGCTCGGTTAACCTCGCCAACAAAATCGGCATCACGCAGAGCGGCGGCGCGTTCGGATCGGTGGTCACGGGCGGATCGATCTCGAGCGGGGCCACGGCGGCGCTCGCCAACAACATGACCGAGGATGACCAGAAACTTTACAACACCAACCTGAGCGGCATCGGCCTCGAGCTCGCCAACGTCCTCGGCGGCGGCTACCGCATCAACAAAACCATGGTGGACAAAATCGAGGAAGCGGCCAAGGTCAAGCCGGGCGACAGTTATCTGGTCGCCGCTTATAAATACGCTTCGGTCGTCGCCAAACTTAAAGTCGGACTGGAAGAAAGCACCTGGTATACGCCCGGCCAACAGGCGCGGGCGCAGGCGCTGTTGAAGCAGATCGGCAACTATCCAACACCTGAGCAAATCCTCGACAAGCTCGGCAAGAAGCGCATTTCGAGCGACGAGGTGGCGGCGCGGGCGAAGAAATACGGGCGTGATCCCGACGAGATAAAGAGCACGCTCGAGGACCAGGGCTACGTCGTCGTAGACCAGATGCCTGACATCACCGCCTCAGACATCATCCTGCCAACCCAAAGCGAACCGGCACCCTTGCAATGACCGACGCTTCTCCCGCCGAGATCGACCAGGCCCTGACGAAAGCCTTCGGTGCTCCAAAAGACGCGCCGACCAGCAGCGCCGAGACGTCTGGCGGTTCAATCCGGGTTGCTCCCGACGACGACATCGACCGCATTCTCGGCCAGAAGTTCGGCGGCGGCCCCTCCTCCGGCCCCCAGAGCGGCGGCGCAGCCAAGCCCACCGCGAAGGTGGATGCGCGCGGCATGCCGGGCACGGGCGATCTGCAAGATCCGAACGTCCTCGGCGCGATGGGGCCGAGCGGCAGCGAGCTCGCCTATGCGGGCCGCGGCGCGGTCGCCGGCATTCCGGGGCAGTTCGGCGATCTCGAGCAAACCGGGCGCGAGGTCATCAACGCCCTCGGCGGCAATGTCTCGCCCAAGCCGTTTCTGCCGACCACGAAGAAGGTCTCCGGCTGGATGCCGGGCAAGGCCCCCAAACCGGGCTCGGACGAGGAGAAGTGGCAAGAGGCGGGATCGACGGGATCGGGGATTCTCGCGGGCGCGCTCGGCACCCTCGGCCGCGCGGCCACGGCGGGCGGGCGCACGGCGCGGCTGGTCGGGCAGGTCGAGGAAGGGCAGATCGGGCGGCGGCTGCTTCAGCCCGCGCGCGAGGCGGTGCAGGCGCGGCGCGATCTCGGCGAGCAGCTTTATGCCCCCGCGATGCAGCGGGCCAACGCCTTGCAGGCGACGGCCCCGTTTCAGGAGCACCCGGCTGGCCGCAGCCTCCTCACCGCGATCCGCGACCGCATCGACACCGGGCGCGTCACGGGAGAAACAGCCGCGACCCGCGCCGACCTCCGGGCCGTTCTGCGCGACCTGGTCGGCGAGCCGCGCCCCGGCGGCGGCACCGCCTATTCGGAGCCGAGCGTCATCCGCGAGACGCTGCGCGAGTTGCGCGATCAGGCGGCTGGCTTGCCCGAGACGCGGTTTGCAGCGATCGACCAGCAGCGCGCGGGCGACCTTGCCGACGACATCGCGCATGCGTGGCAGCAATGGGAGCCGAGCCTCGCGCAAGCGGATCAGGACTATCGGCAAGCAACGCAGAACCTCTACCGGCCCAACGTGCTGCCGGCCGAAGGCGGCGGCTTCACCCAGGAGTTGCGCGATGCCGAGGAGGCGATCAACAACCTCGAGACCAGCACCGAAGGCGGCGGCCTCGGCCGTCACAATCGGCGCGCCATCGAGCGCATCCGGGCGACCATCAACCGGCCCTCGATCACCCGGCTCGCCGACCCGGAAACACTCACCCGACTGAACAACCAGCTCGACGCCATCGAGGACGCACGCGCGCATGGCAAGCATATCAGAGCCGGCGTCGGCGTCGGACTGAGCGGGGCCCTTGGTCTCGGCATCGGGCATAAATTTGGTCTCTTCTAAGGAGCAAGCGGCGTGGCCGCGAGGAAGAAGCACAACGGGCGCGCCGACAAGAAGAGCGATGTCAATCCCGACCTCGAAGCGGTTATCGAGCGCAAGCTCAAGGATCTGCTCGAGGATGACGGCGGCGAGAAGTTCTCTCTTACGGACTGGGCGAAAGTGGTTGACCGGGCCCTGGCGCTGGAGAAGGTCAAGCATGCCGTCAAAGAGGAAGAGTTCGGGGCGGCGTTCGAGGAATAAGAAGGGGACCTATGGATCAAACCGTCGCGCTGCTGCGCCTCGCCATCGCCGTGCTGACCGACCGCACGCTGACCCTGATCTCGCTGATCATGACCTTCGCCTTGGCCTGCTGGGTGATGCACGAGCCCAGCTGGGAGCGCGAGGGGATGGCGGGGTTCTTCGCCCTCGCCGTGTTCATCCCGTGCATCATCCGAGAGCGACCGAAGAAGGAGAAGATCAGTGCGCCAGCCGTACACCAACGACATGAAGCCCAAGGAGCCGAAGCAATCCCAGCCGGTTATGCCTGACCGGATGAACATCTGCGGCCCGGGCGGGAACATCACCAAGCCCGAGGACAAGATCTACGCGAGCCCGACCTCGCAGATGACGCTGCGGCGCGGGCGGCAACCGCGGATGTTCATCCCGCCGGGGAAGTGACGAGCGCTATATACCGATGAACATATTGCGCGATGTTCCCGAATTTTCCGCAGGGATCGTTCGCGCAATTCCTCGACCGGCTCGAGCCGTCGATCATCGATGCGACCGCGCTGCTGACCTTCGTCTACGTCGCGATCAAGATCTGGGAGTCGGAGACGATGCGCTGCCTGGTGCGGCGCTGGCGTCAGCGATAGTGATCGTAGCGGCCGCGGATGTTGGCGCGGTAGAAGCGCCCCGCCGAATCGGCCTCGCACAGTCCCATATAGCAGCCGCTGTCGACATTCTGGTAGGTGTACGGCTTGCCGGTCATCTTGCGGAACTCGATGGTGAGCTCACGGCGATCCTCGTCGTAATTGGCGCGGGCGATGCTGTTGGACAGCGGGAAGTCGCGCCATTCGCTCATAGCTTTACTTTGCGAGCAGATAGCCACTGAGCGCCTAACGTCAATAACCCGATGCCTCGCACATCATCGGTATCGCCGCCCCACCCGAACACTTGGGGCTCGCCGGCATCATTCAGCAGGACGCAGACGCCGGCCACCACGGTGCCAAACTCACCTTCGCGCGTCCGCTTGGCGACCGTCTCAATGAGAGCCGGAATGTCCTGCAGGTTTCCGGTTGGCAGCTTGACCACTTTTAGGTCTGTCACGGCGCTCCCTAGTCCCACCCCTGGTGGTGAGCGTAATAGGCGTCGATCTGTTCGAGGAGCGTCATCTGGCCGTCAGGGTCGTGCTCCGCAATCCAGGCGAGGAAATCCGCTTCGGCGCGATCATAGAGTAATTCGAGCGCGTCCATGTTCCCTTAGTCCTCTAGTTCGCTCTGAAGGAATAGCTGCTCCTCAGTCGCCGGCCAGGAGCAAACGTTCTCGCAGCAGATCAAGGACGAAGAAAGCGTCCCCGACACTCGCGGCGACGACCTCTCCGAAGACCGTTTCAGCCTTCAGTGGATTGAAGCCAAGTTTGCGGATGTCGCCCTTAAAAACGATGGTGAAAAACTTATCGCCGTCGCGCGTGCCTTCGGCAACTGCATTATGCCAGTGAGATTGATCCTGCACGGGGGCGGCCCTTTTCAGTCAATCGCGCGAAGTGCTGCGCGGATTTTATAGCGCTCATAATCAGCGACGGCCGCATGAAGCTCGCAGATGCCGCGAAAAACCGGCTTGGCGGTCATGGGCGCTTCGTCGATCATTCGATTGAGCCGGCGCAATTCGCGTCTTGCGTCCCGGTATTCCTGTTCGCTCACTTCATCGCCCACGGCATGATGGCGTAGCCATAGATCTTCTTGTTGCGCTTGAACCATTCGCGGCGCTTGGCCTTGGTCCAGTAGCGCGCCTTATCGGGAGCGGTGTACGTCATCAAGACGATCATCTTGGGAACGAACGCCCGCCGCGTCGTCCTGTGCAACTTGCCATCGTAATCTTTGACGAGATCGCCTTCGCGAGGGTGCCTTCGATTCATGGCTCCTCCTTCAGAAACTGGCCCTCGAACAGGTAGCTGCCGAAGTGGCCGAGATTGACCCACGGCGCGACATGGATCTTGCCGCCGAGGGAGCGCCAGACGTGGCAGAAATGGTAGTCCTCGGAGAGGAGGTGCCGGGTCTCCGGGTCGATCGAGGTTTTGAAGAATTCCAAGATGACCTCGCCGTTCTGGATCGTGCCGCCCCCGATCGGCATGGTGTCGGTCACATAGGTGTCGACCTGCGGGGCCATGGCCTCGAGGACGCGGCGGGCGATCAGCATGCAGCCGGTGCCGGCATTGAGGACCTCGGCGGGGCGGTCGCCGGCCACCACCTTGGTCCCCTGGTAGCCGATCAGGTTGACCACCATGGTGGCGGTGTGGTGCTTGAGTTCCTCGGCCGGGACGCCCCGCATAACCGCCGCGTGCACCGCCGCCCAGTTAATCTCCTTTTTAGGGTAGACACCGCAGAGCACAGGGGCCTCCTCGACGAAGGCCAGCATCCGGAGGATCTCGGGGGTTTTCCAGCGAATGTCCGAATCGAGGAAGAGGAGATGGGTGCAGTCGGTCTTCAAAAACTGGTGCGCCAGAGTGTTCCGGCCGCGCGTAATGAGGCTCTCGTTGAACAAGAACGACCAGTGGATCTTGAGATTGATCGACGCGCACGCGCTGTAGAGCTCGAGCGCGCTCTGCACATAGTAGCCAGAGGCTTGCGCGGCGAACATCGGCGAGGCGACGAAGAGCCTGATCTTCGAGACGTCTATCGTGAGCGCTGCAGTTGCCGTTTCCGGGCCTGCCGCAGGGCTTTCTCGTAACGTCGCGTCCCCAGCGGCGGGTGCCGCTTGCGCCACCATCGGCTGTAGGCCGCGCTGCATTTGAGGCAGTAGCTCGGGTGGCGGCCATCCTTCTTCTTTCCGCACGAAGGGCATCTCCTCTTATGTCTGACCTTCATTCCGCCACCTTACACGCAGACGAAATTATTGACGTCAATAATTTGACGGCGTTCGGGACGGGGAGCGGGCCACGCCGGGCGAGGGCCGGAATCTAAGGGTCTGGACAATATGGTGAATTTGTGGTCGCCTAAACGCACAACGGCCCTCTGTCAAAGGGCCGTTGCGTAGATGGGCCAATGCGTTCGTGGGACGTTTGGCTGCGTTTGGTCCCCAAAAAAGGAACAAGCCAAGCTACCGAGCGGAAACCCCGAAAGTCAATGGTTTTCTACCGTACCCATAGCGGCCTCGGCCCGTAATCCGTTCGCATTTGTGTGAAACGGTAGGTGGCACCGAAGGGTGTGGCAGAACCCGACCGAGCTGGCAGTCGTGCCCCTCGCATGAACAAAACTCGATGGCGCGCGCCCTGTAGCCCGGCGTGCGTCTCAAATCCGTGACATGAACTAGGCGCGTAATATGCCGGTGGAAGGCACCGACCGGCAGGCGATCACCGCCGCGCGAGGCTGCACTGAGCCGCTGAAGGGACCCCTTCAAAGTGATGGCTCAACAGAGTTGTCCCCGCGTCGGGATAACTCTGTCCGCCCCCCGCTTAAAATGATGAGGGTCCAGAAAGAGGGGGGAGGGGGTTAATCAGCAGCAGCAGTCCTGCAACCGTGCAACACCCCCTCTCTCTCAGGTCCGGGCGGAGCGAGCGGAGACCTTAGAGCGGGAGGGAGCGCAGCCCGGACACGACGCAACTCGAGCGCCGCGTCTGGTATCTCTAAAAAAAAGATCCGGTGATCGGGACCGGAGGTCGGGTCCGATGGTGCAGCGGCAAGAATGGTTGCTGCGGTCCACCAAAATCCGTTCTGCGCCAAGACAAAGCGGGAACGGGTTATGCACAGGTCAGCGGCGGGCGAGCCAGACGCTGGCGGCGTAGAGGGCGGCGCTGACGAGGTTGATCGCGGCGAGGAGGGGGCGGTCCTCGGTTGCCGCGAGGACGGCCAGCGCGAGGCAGGCGGCGGCGGCGAGGCCGGCGACCCGCGGGCTGAGGCGCGGCGGGATCATTTCGGGGGGACGATCCACAAATGCCGGGCGTTGAAAGCCTCGATAACCTCGCGGCGCACGCGGGCCGTGGCGGCGTCGGCCTCGACCAGGGCGGCGCGGGCCGCGCGGGCGTAGGCGAGCACGTTCTCGACCGCCGCGATGGTGGCGATGCTGGCGGTGTCGGCGGCGCGGATGCGCTCGCACTCCGCGATGATCTCGTCGATCGGGGCGATCAGCGGGTCGGGCATGTCAGGCTCCTTGGTTGGCCCAGATGGTCCCTCGAGGGGAGGCGGCGATGAAGCGGTGGTCCGGGTCGGCCGGGCGCGCGGCGCAGGCGGACAGCCACAGGAGAAGAGCCAGGGCGAGGCAACGCATATGTATTCCTTTCGTGCCAACGAAGGCCATGATATATCATGCTCCATGGATAGAGGAGCATAGAACGATGAGCTTTCCCGAGATCGAGCTCTATGGGGAGATGGGGCCGCTGTTCGCGGCGCTGGCCAAGGCGCAGGCGGAAATCAAGGGCGCGCTGAAGGACGCGGTCAACCCGCATTTCAAGTCCAAGTATGCGGACCTCGAGAGCACCTGGCAGGCGTGCCGCGGGCCGCTGGCGGCGAACGGCCTGGCCGTGATCCAGTCGCCGTTCTCGGAGGGCGGCAACATCGGCGTGGTCACCATCCTGGGGCATGCATCGGGCGCGATGATCTCGGGGCGGCTGGTGGTCGCGCCGATGAAGTTCGACGCGCAGGGGGCGGGCTCGACGCTGACCTATCTGCGGCGCTACGCGCTGGCGGCGATGGTCGGGGTCGCGCCCACCGACGACGACGGCGAGGCCGCGGTCGGGCGGCCGGTCAATGGCAAGGCGGCTCCCGCTAAAGAGGCGGCCCCGCCTGCCCCGCCCGAGTTGCAGTACGACCCGATGACGGGCGAGCTGATGCCGCAGGCGCTGCCTTACACGGGCGACTACGTGAAGTTCGGCCGCGTCTTCGTCGACGCCATCAAGACCGCCGAGAGCCCCGCCGAGCTCAACCGCTGGGAGAGTTACAACCGGGAGACGATCGACGGCGGCAAGGAGCGCCTGCCCAAGGCCTACAACTCGCTCCAAGAGGCGATCGACAAGCGCCGCGTGCAGCTGTGGGAAGAAAGCCGGGACGAGACCCCGCCCAACCCGCTCCTGGGAGGCTGACATGGCAACCCGGAAGAGCAAGAGCAGCGCGCAGCCCGAGTGCCTCGAGGAAGCGCTTCTGATCGGGATATTGACCGATCTGGTGGAGCAGGCGCTCGCCTTGGCCGAGAGCGGCATCGTTCCCGGCCAGCGATGGCGGGGCGCGGCGCTCAGGGTATGCCGGCGGCAGCAACTGTGGCTCGCCCGGCACAAGGTGCGCGCATGAACGGCGATCCCAGATCCGGCCCGGCGCACGACGCCTGGGTGGCGGCCAGATTAGGCCGGGTCACCGCCTCGCGGGTGGCCGACGTCATGGCCCAGACCAAGAAAGGCCCCTCGGAGCGCCGCAGCCACTATCTGGCCGAGTTGATCGCCGAAAGGCTGACAGGGCTGCCCAAGGAGCAGATGCTCACCAGCGCGATGCTCTGGGGCCTGGAGACCGAGCCGCTGGCGCGCAACGCCTATGAGGCCGCGACCGAAACCCGGGTCTGGGAAACCGGCTTCGTGCGCCACCCGGAGATCCTCATGGCCGGCTGCTCCCCGGACGGCCTGGTCGGCCTCGACGGTTTGATCGAGATCAAATGTCCGCAGTCGCTGACCCATGTCGAGACCCTGATCGCCGGGGCGGTGCCCGAGCGCCACCGCGCCCAGATCCAGTGGCAGCTGGCCTGCACCGGGCGGCAATGGTGCGACTTCGTCAGCTTCGATCCGCGCATCCGGGGGCCGCGGCGGCTCTTCATCGACCGCGTGCTTCGGGATGACACCGCGATCGTTGATATGGAGTCCCAGGTGGCGCTGTTCCTTTCGGAGCTCGAGGGGCTGATGACCTTTCTGACCGGGGCGGCGGCCGATCTGGACGCGGCGATCCCGTTTTGACCTCTCAGGCCATCAAGGCGATGACCGCGACGGCCAAGGCGAGCGCGCCGGCCGCGGCCTCGACGAGGAGCCAGAGGCGGTAGGCGCGCGGCAGCTTCCGCCGGCTGCGGCCTTTGCCGGTCGCGTTCACGATGTGCAAGGCCAGCGGCGTCAGATCGGTCATCAGGCCCCCCTTGGTTGACAAGCGTGGCTTATCATGGCACGATTAATCATGCAATGTCATTATGAAGGAGGCTGTCTTGGCCAAGAAATCTGAGAAGCCCGAGCGGAAGAAGCCCGGCCGCGCCACCGACACGACGCGGGCGCGCCGCCACATCTTCATCAAGCGCGAGCTCCTCGCCGCGGTCGACGCCCTTGCTGCGGATGGAAGACGGAACTTCTGCGCCGAGCTCGAGCTGCTGATCGAGGCCGGTTTGGGGCGGATTCATCTGCCCGCTTCGGGTAGTGTACACGCGCTGACCCGATAAACCACAATCTGGAGACGCCCATCATGCCCTACGTTTCCGGCTGGCTGCACATCACCGAGCGCGGCCATCCCGACCAAGGTCTTCCCGGCCAAGGCCAGCAGCCCGGCTATCCCAGCCAAGGCTTGCCCGGCGGGGGCTTTCCCGGCCAAGGCCATCCTGACCAGGGCCTCCCGCCCCAATGGGGCGGCGGTCACCCCGACCAGGGCCTCCCCGGCGGGGGCCATCCCTGGATCCCGGGACACATCCCGCCGCCGCCGCCCGGCGTGTGGCCGCCGCCCTCGAGCACCTTGCCCATCGTCCCCGCGCCCCCGGATACCCCGCCGGGCGTGATCTGGCCGCCGTTCCTGCATCCCGACCAGGGCCTGCCCGGCGCGCCGCCGCCGGTTCCCGGCCAAGGCCTGCCGGGCCAGCCGCCGCAGCCCGACCAAGGCTTGCCCGGACATCCGCAGGGCAAATTCTGGATCGTCGCCGGCATCCCCGGCTATGGCTGGCGCTATGTGTGCGTCGATCCGAGCCTGACCCCGACCCCGAAGCCGCAATGAACTAGAGGCCACCTGGCCGCTGCCGGGGGACTGACAGGCCCCCCTACCAGCCTCGGCGGCGGCCTTTTTTGAGAGAGAGAGGAACGCCTATGAAAAACCTGGCACTTGCCGCGCTTGCCCTCGCCGGGGCCGGCCTCGCCGCCACCCCGGCCCACGCCGTCCTGCAATTCAGCGCCAATATCGGCGGCACCACATTCTCGTGCGTCGACAACGCCGCGTGCGACACCAACCCGCTCGTCGGCACCATCACCACGGGGACGCAAACATTCGGCGCGGTCACCTTCCTGGGATCGGCCCAGACCCAGACGACGGGGGCCAGCAACACCTTGGACACGACCTCATTCCAGATCACCAATAGCGGGGCCGCGGCGGTCGCCATCACCATCGCCGTCGGCGGCACCAGCTTCGTCGGACCCGTGACCAGCCTGTCCGAATCAGGCTCAGGCACCTGGCAGAACGCCGCCGGCTCGACCATCGACCTGACCTACTATGCCGACAACGCCAACACGCAGGGAGCCAACACCCCGACCGACCACCCCGGCATCCTGCAAGCCGATTCGGGCCTCTTCACCGCGGCCGGGCTGACCGACTCGTTCAACTTCAACCACGTCTCGGGCTTCATCGACCCGGATCTCTACTCGATGACCCTGGAGACCACCGGGACGATCGCGGGCGCGGTCGGCGGGGTCGCCTCGCAACTGACCGGCCGCTCGCAGGCGATCGTCGCGACCGCGGTGCCCGAGCCCGGCACCCTCGGCCTCCTCGGCGCAGGCCTGATCGGCCTCGGCCTCGTCGGCTGGAAGCGCAGGCACGGCGGCTTCGCCGCGTAAATCCGTTCCCCTGGGTGCTTCCAACATCCACCCAGTGAACTGGGGGCCGCTGCCGGCACTACCCCGCTGGCAGCGGTCCTTTTTTATGTTGGCCGGTAAACCGCCGCGATGTGGCGCGCGAGCGCCAGCGGGATCTTGGCGATCATCGCCGAGGCGAACTTCCGCCCCGAGGTCTTGCTGCCGAACCGCCGCTGCAGCGAGGCGTCCTCGCCCGGGCCGAACCAGTCGCTCCCGTTCTTGATCGCGGTCGCCTCCCGGCGGCGCGCGTCGAGGGTCTCGTCCCACCACGCCGCGCCCGACCCGCCCTGCTTCACGCCCTCATGCTCGGCGGGGTTGGTCCAGTGCCCTGCCGTGCGATGCGGGACACCCTTCATCCCGTCTCGGGCCAGGGCCTCGACCGGGTTCTGCCCCTTGCCGCTCCCCGTGTTGTGCGCCACCGCGAACCACGAGCCGCCGCTGTTTTTCGTGTGGTGGTCACGCCAACCTGCGTTGGCAAAACCAGTCCAACCGATACCCGGAACATTCGCGCCGCAGCCTACCGACTTCGCTGCCCTGAAGACGATCGGCATCAAGGCCGGCACGTCGCCCCACAAGTAGAAGCTGCCGTAATTCCAGCGCGCCCGCCCGACCCATTTCTGGGCCCCGCGCACGTTCTCGACCACCAGGGGGATGTGACGCCCGGCCGCGGCGCTCGCCTCGCGCTGCAGCCTGAAACAGCTTTCAAACAATGTGTTGTCCGGCGGCGGCAGCGCCCTGGCCCGCTGCCACGGCATGGCGCGGTAGCTGTAGGCCTGGCACGGCGGCGAGGCGACGATCAGCGCCGCGTCCCGGAACTGCGACCCGTGCAGGGTCAGCACGTCCTGCACCACCAGCTGGGCCGGATAGCGATGCGCGCCGTACTGGTGCGCCTCGAGGTCGAAGCCGACGACCTCGTAGCCCTCGGCGAGCAGCCCCTCGGTCCAGCCGCCGAGGCCGCAGAAGAGATCGATCGCGAGCGGCCTCATGCATTGCCGTCCGTCTTCAAGCCCGCCGCCATGAGCGCGGCGAGGGCCTTGCTGTGCTCGACCAGCTCGGCGTCGATCGCGGCCACGACCGCGGTCGATTCCTCCAGCGGCATGGCCTCGTCGATGACCGCGACCAGGGTCAGGTAGCAATAGGTCGCGCCGGCAAAGAACGAGGCCTTCATGTCGGTGAGCTGCGCCTCGGGCGCATCCGGCTTGATCGAGGTGTCGCGGAACCCGGCCCAGCCGCCCTCGACCAGCTTGCCGCGGGCGACCTTCATGAACTTGCGCGTCAGGTCCCGCATCATCGCCCGCTGCTCCGCGTTCATGGGCTACGGCCTCCCCTCCGGGGGTTGTTAAGTCTCGAGCAACTCGAACATGCGCCCCTGCGGCGGATCGGTCATCCCTTCCAGCTCCGGCCGCAGGGCCAGGGCGACGATGCGCCCCTTGCGGTCGCGCGTGATGTCATAGACCCGGTGCCGCGTGTCGGTCCCGTCCGTCGCCGCCATGACCACGGCCTCGACCCGGTCGGGCCGGTCGGCGATGCGGCCATGAACAGCGGCCGGGTCATCCTTCTCGACATACGCAATCCACGCCTCCGACATATGCACATAAGCAATGATCTGCCGCTTCCGGAACTCCTCCTTCAGCGCCCGCAGCGCCGCGGTCTTCTCCTCGGGGCAGGCCCACGGGGTGCCGAGGACATGGGTCGTCCCCTCGGCATCCACGGCGAAGAAGATGGGTGTCAGGCTCTTGGGCTTCTGGGTCTGGACCAAGTGATGCAGCGCCATGGTCGCATCGGTGACCAGCTCATCCAGCAGGCTCATGGGTTCTCGTCCTCGACATAGTCCGGATCGTCCTCGTCCAAGGGCTCCGCCGCATCCATCAGCGCCGGCAGCAACTCCTCGAGCTCGGCCACGCGCGCCCGGGCCAGCGCCGCCAGCCGGGCGTAGATCCCGGGCGGCGGGGCCTGCTTGCCCGAGGCCCAGCGCTGCACGGTCCTGAGATTCACCCCGAGATCCTCGGCCAGGGGCATCTGCCACACCCGGCCATAGACGAGGGCCACGAAGGCATGGAGCAGCGGGTTGGGTTGCCAGTTGGGTTGTTCCTCGGTCATCACGAATCCTCCCCCTCCGGGGGCCCCAGACGGCCCGCTTGCCACAGCGCCGCCAGCGCAAAGGGCAGGTAGCGCCGCCGCTCCTCGTCCAGCCCCGCCACCATCCACGGGTGATCCTCGATCCATTGCAGCGCCGCGCCCCAGGCTGCCGCGGGGATGCCGGGGATCACAGGGGCCGCTGCCCCTCCCCCTCCGGGGGCCCCAGACCCTCTCGAGCCCGTTGGAACGATCGGCGGCACCAGGGTCGCCGCCGGCACGCCCAGCGCAGCCGCCAGCCTGATGAGATTGGCCGGATCGGGATAGCTCGTGCCGCGCAAATAATGCCCGATGCGATCGCGGCCGCGCGACACGTCATACCCGCGCTTGTCCTTGATCGTCCCCCACACCAGCCGCGCCAGTTGCGAGGCGGTGAGCCCTTGCCGCGCCATCGCCGCCTTCAGCGCCGCCGCAAATGCTTGGCGCATCGGATCATCCGGCCGCCGGCTCATCTTATCCACCAGTGCAGGAGCCAGCCGAGGACGACGGGGCCGCCGATCGCCGCCCCCAGGACCCACTTGAAATCGGCCATGAAGACCCCGACCAAGGCAAGGTTCATCGGGTCCATCAGTGCCGCCGCAGGTTGGCGCGCAGGAACGCCGCGATGGCGGTGATGGTGCCGGGGCCGTTGAAATCAACGTCCTCCGGCAGATAGTAGCCGGGGGGAGTGCCGTAATTCCGCAGATCGCGCATCGTCCATGCGATGCCCCCCCCTTCGGGGGCCCCACAGCCATGGGCGGCGCAAAAGGCTCGGGCGCGCTCGCGGCACACCTCGCGGGTGAGCCTGACCGGCTCGAAGTCAGGATTGACAGAGCGCCGTGGGTTGTCGTGGTACATGGCCATGGGTCAGCCCTCCTCGATCGCGAAGTGCTGCAGCAGCGCGTCCTGCGCGTCCGCGCCCTCGAGCCAGGCGCGCGCCTCTTTCGCGCTCAGCACCCGCAGCCCCGAGCCGCCGTTCCAACTGTTGCGGTCCACCTGCACCGCCCACATCGAATTGGCATCGCCCCGGCCGGCCAGGAACCACGCCCCCTTGCGGGTCAGGTAAACCCCCGTCTCGTGCCAGTCGAAATCGGTCACGCCGACCCGACACGGCAGCAGCGCCACCAGCGTCGCGGTCGATGTGTCGTAAACCTTGCCGTCAACAATCCGCCGGATCTTGGCCATGGGTCAGATCCTCTCTTCCAGCACGGTGACGGCAGCGGGGACCAAGCCCCTTTCCTGCGCCGCCGCCAGCACGTCGTCGAGGTCGTCGCCCGGCACCTCGACCGCGCCGAGAAAGCCGCGCGGCCCGTAAATGTGCCAAGTCTCCCCGCCCGCCGCCCGCGCGTAGTAATCGTTGCGGTAATCGTTGCGTTGTTGCTGGGCCATGGGTCAGCCCTCCCCTGCCACGGTCACCCGTGGGCGCGACAGGCTGTCCATCATGCGGTCAATGCCGTCGGACGATCCCGCCCAGTACGCCGCGTCAACCGCGTCCTGAATGTGCCATAGGGCCAGCTGCGCCCCGATCGCGTCGCCGCCCGCCAGCAACTCCCTGACCTTGGCCAGGGCCGCTTGCGCGACCAGGGAGCGGTGCTCGAGGTGTGAATAGGGTGTCATGTGTCCGGTTCCTTCCGTGCCTCGCCGCGTGCGTGATTGCCGCGGCATCAGAGTGAAATCTATAGCGTGATCAATCGTGCGTCAACACGCACACATCCTCCGCGAAGTCGGCGAGCGTCTCCAGACAATCCGCGCCCCACATGACGCAATTGTCCCACTCCTCGGCTCCCGCCAGCGGCGCATCGAGCTTGACGCTGATGAAATCCCCCGTGTTTTCGACCACCGTGCCGGTCGCGCCCAGCGGCGCAATGAAATCCGGGTAGCGGTCGACGGGGCGAATCAGCTTCACGCGCGTGCCTGTGTTCATCATCGGGGTTACTCCTCGACCTCGGATACCTCGATCACATCGCCCGGCAGCATTTCCGCGCAGCAACTGATCACATCCAGCACCGCCGCGCGGATCTCTTCCTTGCGCTCCACGACACGGCAATCCAATGCGCCGCCCGCGTTCGAGAAATTGATCATGTATTTCGTCATGTCTCCGGTTCCTTCTACCGATTGGTCATCATCAGGACGGGCCATACCCGCCGACGGGGATCACTCCCCGTTTCGACCTATGCCGCAACCCGCTGGACCATCCCAGACGTGTCCCGCTTCGCCTTCATCCCCTTGGGCGTCAATCCTACAACCTTGCCCTTCGGATCGAGGAAGCGCAGGTCATGCTTGTCGCCGTCGATCACCGCAAAGCCGTGAAACACCGCAGGGCGCTCTTCCGCCGTGCCCGCAAAGATGGCCGCCACGTTGTGACCCTGCGCCAGCAGCGGCAAAGCCTTGTCCAGATTGCCTTCCGACAGCGAGAAGGTCAGGTCGTAATTCGCCGGCAAAGGCCGCGAGAACCGGATCCAGTTCTTGGTGTAGTCGAGAAACTGCACGCTCGGGAACGCGCTAAAGATTGTGTGATTGCCCGCAACAACTTTCAGCCCCGATACCCGCGACAATTCCTTCGCAAAGGACGCATCGATCGCCACGCGCAGGCCTTCGTAGGCAATGTCGCTGCTCCCGTTCGGCCGCACGGCAAGCTTCAGCCTCGCCCGCTTGGCCGCGCGCGCCGCCGCTGCGATCGCGCTCATCATCTCCGCCATGTAAGACGCGCGCTCGGTCATGAAATACCGCGCCTTCCGCTCGCGGCTATCGCGCACATTGTTGGTACCCGTGGCGCGCGACACCATGGCCGCTTGCCCGCTTTCCCGCCCCAGACACAAGGCAATGCAGCCCGGCGACGCGTGCGGGCAAAGATTGCCTACACCACCGCTCGAGGCCGGGGCCATGTAGTTGATCGCGTTCAGGTACCCGTACCCGCGCGCCTTCACAGCCTTCGGATTGTCCATCGAGAAAAATCTGGGGAATTGCATGATCGGTATTCTCCGCTACCAGGACCGGCGAGATGCCGCTTCCCGACCCGGCGTGATTGCCGCGTCCAATGATCAGACTGTACCGTGCGAAATCGTGGGCGTCAAATCTTTTTTCGCTCCCCGCGCGATTATTTCGTCCTTATAGATCCGATGCAAAGCGGTCAGGGAAACCCCGTCTTTTTATGGGGAGGGGGGACTGTGGGGATCGCGATCGGAACCCCTCTCGGAAAGACCGGTTTTCCATACGGCGGGGGAACTGTGGGGTGCACACGCACAGATCGCTCCAGACCCAACGCCGTGGCCAAGCGCCCGTGCCAGGCAGCCGTTGCCTCGAGCCTACGTTGCTCGAGGCTGACACTGCCACGATGGCGTTGTTGGCTGCGGCTACCGGCCACCCGGCCCCACTGGGCCTCGAGGCCTACCGTTGGTCGAGCTCGACACTGCTGCGGTGGATCTGTTGCTGAGTGCTAGGGTAGTCTGGTATTCTTGGGGGTTAGTTCTGGAAAGATATCATGCCAGTGTCTCTTATCTGAGAATCTAATCAATCCCCTAATTTCAGATAAATTGATCTGTTTCTCATATTAGCACTCAGCAACAGATCCACCGCAGCAGTGTCGAGCTCGACCAACGGT